CGGGCGCCGGGCAACAGGATCCACGGATCAAAAATAAATGGCTGTTTTGCGGGAGTTTGGGAGTTTGAGAAAGTAACCGGGCGCCGGGCGCCCAGGACCACTGGGACTTATCCACAGGTTATACACGTTAATGGGGAGTTTGGGAGTTTAAGAGCTTGACAAGGTCCAGGTCCGCGAGCCTTCCATGGTATAACCCGGGCACTTGGTCCAGGGTCATATGGCCTAGGTCCTTGGTTTTGCAGCCGTGAAACAATTTGACCTCGCCACTCTGAACCAGGCTGACCAGGATATAGGATGACGCTCCCATCATTGCGTGCTTCATATTCCAGGCGATTTGAAAGGGTGATAATGCTATTCGATTATTATGTTGAGCTATCTTCAACTCAATTGTAAAAAATCCTGTGTCCCTGTGATAAATCAAACAATCCGGGAATCCTGGAGTAACATAACTTTCAAGGCGTGAAACAATATAATTACCATCGTCTAATAACGTCTTTACACTCTTCCAAAAAGTTGTTTCCGGCTTTACGGTCATACTTTGTCTTGTCTTTTACTATCCTCTGTTTGTACTTCGGTGATGTCTTTAGGTCCTTCGCTATCGGATTCCTCTTCGACCGAAAGGACAGTTTTATTTCCTTCTTTTTTAAATTCACCTGTTAATCCTAACTCCTTTAGTTGTTTCAAAACGTCTTCACGGGACATAGAATCAATACTTCCTGTCCTGATTTCTTTGCGGTCAATGTACAATCCTGCGGCCTGCCCTCGCAACCGCTCAGCGTTAACAGCAGCACTATAAGACTTTTCTTGTAGTGATTTCTCACGCAACCTAGCCAACTCCTGTACATGCTTGTTTAATTTAACCTCGTGTGTCTTTTCAATCTCAGCTCTTCGCTTGATAATAGCTTCTACAACCTTTGGGTATCTTTTACCATTTAATAGTTGAGAGGAAGTCACATTAGCTGATCCCTCTGAATATCCAGCCTGTCTTGCACATTCAGTTGGTGTCAACCTACCCTCATTCTCAGTGAATATCTTGACAAATATCTGCTGCTTGTCAGTCAATCCATCAGCTCTGATTGGATACTTTTTTGCCATATTTGTGGCACCACTTGTGGCACCACTTATTCTTCTGTCTACCATTCGTAAACCCCTGGTATAGTTATATTTTTACTCATTTTATTTTCTAAAAAACAAAAAAGTGCCTTGCGTCGTCTAGAGTAGTGACACATAGGTGCCACATAATAAAGCGTTGATATATAAGAATTAATCATCAAATGTGTCACTGTGGCACCAGTTTTGATCCCGGTACGAAAATAAAAAAAACATTTGAGCAAATATATCACTATAGACGCCACATTACAAAATAAAAATTGACCGATTCCTGCCATTTCCCCTTCCTATCCATCCCCTGTTGATCAGTTGGTGCACGAATGCGTGCACATGGGCCTTGGACCGCGAGCCCATAAGCTGTTTTATCTCCTCATACGACGGGGCGAATTCATTCGCCTCAATGTAGTCCTTGATGAGATTGTACACCTCCAGTTGACGCGGTGTAAGTCCTTTCTTATTTCCTGTCATACGTATTGTCACGCCTCCCCGGAAACTCATTGTATCCCTTGGCATCCGGATTGGGTCCGTAGTTCTTTCTTACATGCCTGTGCATCTCAGAGTTGCCCCACTCATTTATGACCTCACTGGTGATTGATTTTTCAAGGGTGTCCTTGAGCTGCTTTTCGCTCTCGTCCAGTTCCAGCCGCTTTGGCGCGTTCTTGCGAACGTACGTGGATATCCTTGACCACGTGATTATTATGCCGCTTTTCTTTGGCCTCAGATACCCCTTTTCCTGGTCCAGGCGTGGAAGTTCCTCCTCCTTGTCAAAATGTTCCTTTATGAATTCAAGCACGTCCTCATCCTTCTCAAACTGCTTGACCACCTTCTCGATGACCTTCTTGTCCTGCCACAGGTTAATCTCGTACGTTGTCATTACTTGAATTTCTCCTTGAAATATGGCAGCAGCCACTTGTTGTCCCTGAACACCTGGGCAAGGCCATTGGTGATCGTATTGATCACCACTTCCTCCTTGTTCTCGCTGTCCAGTGGCTGCCCACCCTGCGTGAGTGAATTGATATAGGCTATGCCGTGCAGTATTTCGTGCAGCAGCGTGTTCGCCTCATCAAGCGGTGATAACCCATTTTGTATGGTTATCTGGTTCTTGCGGTGCTCATACTCGCCGTAGCAATCGGATTGCTTCTGGAACGTGGACGTATCACGCTCGATCCTTACGTCCTGATAGCCAATCTTTATTTTCCTTTCCATCAGTTCAGCTTCTCGTTCCACTTGGCTGACGCCTCGGCGTACTTCTTCTGCATCTCAGCTTCATCCGTGCTGTGAATGTCAAATCTTATTTTCTGTCGATCGGCGTGTCCCTTGGCGAATTCGTCGATGATTTCCATGAGCATGAGCGTTGGAAAGGTAACGCCGTGGACTTTCACGGCTGTTACCTTGTTCAGCGTCTGGTCAAAGGTGTCACCCTCACGCTCACAGTCATTCAGGATCTTGTTCATCCTTGACGCCGCCTCTATCAGCTCTTTCATTTTATGTAAGCGCCATTAGTCTTTTTGTATATGTGAAAGAAGACCTTGTCTTCATCACGTATGCGGTAGTTGTTGATCTCATTAATAAGATCCATGTACAGCTCAGTGGTGGGACGTTCAGTCATCATCTGCCTGCACGACGGTTTTTTCAGCTGATTCATGAATCTGTCAACATCAAACCTGGTATCACGCATGGCAATCACCAAGGCCATGACAAATTTTCTAACCTTGTAGAGGTCAGTGTAATTTTTAAGACTGGTAATGAAATCAGCTTCCCTAATGGCCTGTGTTAAGTTTTTAACGGTGAATTTACCGTCTTTAAATGCCCTAGTAGTGCTGCGTGTGTACATGGGCTTCTTTGACAGCAGGTCAAAGCAAACCGTGTAGGGTAGGTCATACTTGTTCTTGAACCACTGAAATACGTGGTAGGGACCCCTAGTGTTGTTGGCCCTTATTTCCTCTGCAATGAAGGACGCAAGATACTGGTAAAGTTTCCATCCACGCTGCGCCTGGTTGATGCAGCGTACCTCCTTCAGTCCAATATCCCTATCAAGTACGACGTAGAATACGGGCTTGCCTAATTCCTTCGCTGCGGCCAGACGGTGCTGCCCGTCAATAACGACAAGATTGCCGTCCTTGTCCCTCTTGACAAGAATGGGTATGGGTAAATCCACAACTTCTTTCATGGACAGTACCATCTTCTTCAAGTCTGCTGGTTCGACATTCCTGTTGCCTAACAACAGGGTAAATTTGTCATAGTCTGTAGTTTTATGAATTCTCATTTCTGATTCTCCTAAACATTAACACCCTTCACTGGACTGTCCAGTGTAAAGTGTACATTAAAGGCAAGCGACCTCCGCTCACCCTTTGACCTAAATGGATACACCTGGTGTGTAAGCCATGAAGGAAACAAATAAAAATCCCCAACTTCCGGTTTTACAAGATAGCTGTGTCTTGCAAAATGGTTTGGAATGGACCCCAGAAACTCCAGGCATCCGGCCGTTGGATGGTGGTCCTCTTTCTTGTATTCCGCTTCAAATCCTGCCGGCATCTTAAGAAACGCAACGCCGGACAGGTTGGCGTCATGAATGTGCATGGGATTGAAGTCACCCGCCACCTGTGAGACGACCCACACGCGAAACGCAACCTTGCTGCCGTCAGCCGGTTCCTTGTCAATCGTGTGCTTGTAGTATGTCTTTGACATTGTGACAAGAAACTCCGCAAGATTTGGAATCTTGTTGTGGTCAATGGCAATTTCCTTTTTGACATTGCCCGCAAGATTGTGACTCCAGTCATGTTCCTTACTCAGCTTGTCATCATAAAGGATCCTATCAGCCTCCGCGTTCATGAGATTAACAAATCCCTGCGGCATCTTGGTCTTCAGTATGCTCGGACCAAAAGGCTGATAGATGTCGTATTGCAGCTCCTGGTTAGTCAGAATCCGTTCCTTCCCACTTGTCGAAGTCGTAGTCCTCATCGTCCCCTTCCGCTTCCTCAATGATCTCGTTGATCTTTTCAACGACGGTATTTTCCTTTTCGTGTAACTTCTCTAGTTTATCAAGTTCTTTCCTGATTTTTTCCAGAGGTGTTTTCTTTTTAGCCATAATTACCTCCTATAGCTTTTCAATCTTGTCAATCCACTCCCGAATGAGTGGCTTTCCCAACTGCATTGGACCGTGCAGATACTGCCCCGATCCGTCCTGCGACACGAACTTCAGCGTTCGTATCATCGCATCTTCCTCGTTCTTAGCCCGTATTGTATAAGCGAATGTATATTCCCTTTTCGTGACAATGCGGTAGGTGTTCTTCTCCTCGCCTTTCTCAACATGGAACGTATCCATGCCGCCAATTCGTTTCTCAATCTTCCCTTCCTGCGGACGCTCAAATTTGACTTTTGGTTCCCTGTACTTCTTTTTGTCTCTGAGTGCCTCTTCAGTTCTCTTCGCACGAATCTTGTTTCGCTCGGACTGTATGTACTTTTCCTTCTGCTCATTCACAGGTACTTGTCACCGTATTTCTTAACGTGTTCACGTGCACGCCTTAAGTAATTTTGTATGCCCAGTTTCCATCCCATGAAAAAAAATATGCCACATAGCAATCCCAGGCACATGCCAAATAAAAAAGTTTCCAATAAACTCATGACATTACTCCTATAATCCAAAGCGTTCCAAAGAACACCAATGCAAACGTTGCTGGTTCCATTCTATCTCCTTAACTGTTTA